AAAAGACGCACTAAAAACAAATCCAGCAGGTGCGGAACTAGAGATGGCTTGCCTAGAGCTGTGGGGGAAGAAGCAATGATGGATACCAAAGTGAAATTTGTGGAGTTCTTTGAAAAGGTTCCGCGTTGCACAGACAAAGCAACTTACGACTCTTGGAGGGAGATGGCCAGAACCGTTCCCCCTCCTCCCAAAGTGGGATTTTGTGCAGATTGCAACTTGGACTTTCAAATTGCACAAAAAGCCGCACGACGGTGCGAAAACCCGCACATAGTGTTTGAGAGGGACGAAGACGGGTTCGTGTCTGGATGCTTACCAAAGGGAGAGAAATATGCGAGTTAGCGGAGTGCCATACGAAGTAGAGCCGCGTGCCAATCAGCTGCAAGGTACTGGCGAATGGTTCAACGCTCGTACAGGCAAGCTGACCGCCAGCCGTATGCGGTCTGCCATAAAACGCCTCAAGAACGGGGACGATTCAGCTGAACGCAAGAATCTCAAGATTGAGATACTTTGCGAGAGGATGACTGGCGACATTGTGGATAAGTTTGTGAACAACGCTATGAGCTGGGGGATCGAGAAAGAACCCGAGGCTAAAGCAGCGTATGAATCCGCTACTGGAAGAATTATCACGGATGTTGGGTTTATAGACCACCCGCGCATAGAGTTCTGCGGGGCTAGTCCAGATGGGTTTGTAGAGGATGGGCTAATAGAGATCAAATGCCCGACCACCGCAACCCATGTCAGCTGGATACTAGACGGAGGCATCCCAGAGGAGCACAAAGCGCAGATGACCCTGCAAGCCGCCGTAACGGGTCGTGGCTGGGTTGACTTCGTTTCCTATGACCCTCGTATGCCAGAACCGCAACAACTGCTTATACGCCGTTTTTACCCCACTCCTGCGGAGATTGCCGAAATAGAGTCTGAGGCAGAGAAATTTCTTGCGGAGGTGGATGCCTTGTTCGACACCATAACCAGAAGGGAAATGATAGATGAGTAACTACGACAACAATCTGAGGGGATTAATCTCCAAGAATGACCGCAAAACCGAGGATAAGCACCCAGATATCAAGGGTCAATGCGAGATAGATGGAAAGGAATATTGGATTTCTGGCTGGCAGAAGGAGAGGAAAGACGGGACTGGGAAGTTTTACAGTCTTGTGTTCCAGGCGAAAGACGCTAAGCCAGGGTCGCGGCCAGAGCCGCAGGATTCTTTTGCGGGGCTCAGGGACGATATACCTTTTAACTAGGTGGGAAGGATAACCACCTTAAAAACCTTTACAATTTAGTTGGCTAACCCGACGGGGGACAGGATAGTTTGAACCACTATCTTGCCAACTAAACTTTGGTTCAATTCATGGGGGTTCACATGAAAACTTGTTTTAAGTGCTTAACAGCAAAGCCACTTAGTGAGTTTTATGCTCACAAACAAATGGCGGATGGCCATTTAAACAAATGTAAATCATGCACAAAAAAAGATGTTTTTGAAAGAAGGTACGGAAAAAACCGTGACAAAGTTCTTGAATACGACAGAACAAGATCAAAAACAGAAAAACGCAAAAAACTAAGAGAACAAACACAAAAAACATATAGGTTAAATTTTAAAGAGCGAGTAAACGCAAACTTAAAATTAAGACGAGCCGTACTAAAAGGTTTGGTAAAAAAACTTGACTGTTTTGTTTGTGGCAAAAATGCCGAGGCGCATCACCCAGACTACTCTAGGCCATTAGATGTTGTTTGGCTTTGCACAGAGCATCACAAACAAACTCATGCGTTGTTAAATTACCTGGACAAGTAGAGTTCTTTTTCGTCCTGTCTGCGCCTGACAAGCCCAGGCAGGACTCTCCCGCCAGCTTTAGTCCACACTAGAAACGCCTCCGCTGCACCCGCGTAATCTCCACGGTTATGACGCATACGAATAGTAGAGCGCTGCAGATTCCCAAGACCCACATTGAAAGCAAAGGAAACAAGTGCAGACTTTTGCCCATCAGTAGTAACAGGGCACAGTCTATCCACACCGCGTATAAACTTAGCAAGGTCGCTCTCAAGTAACTCATCTACCTCTGCCATCGTCCAAACTCGGTTGTCCTCTGGACGAAGTGGGTATTCCTTGCGGATAAGACCTGGCGCATCCTTGCGGATCATTGGCAGCCTTATCTGGTCTTGATACAGAACATGGCCGACACCGACCGTCCAGATATGCGCTGGACATAAATAAGGTTTCTGCCGCACCCCCTCGTGGTGCTTCATCTTCTCTATCGCAGAGGGTAGCAAACGGCTCATCTGGTCTTAGCAAACGCTTGAGTCCCGAACCAGAAGCTGACAATTGAGGAAACAATCAACATTTCGTCTTCAGAGAAAACTAAGTCTAAAGCGGTACGAAAGTCCACGCCCGTCTGGATTGCCCACCACATCGCAACTAGGTTGATGATGACCAACTCAAGCACGAATATGTAAGTCACGATAGGACGCACGCTAGACCGCAGATTGACCACCCACAGACTCGCACCTTCACCGATCTTCGCGTCGTGCTCCAGAGCCGCCTTAATTGTGTCTGTCTGGCCTTGCAGGGCGATCTGGTCTGTCCGTATGTCCTCAATCCTCTCCTGTGCCGCAAAGCCCTGTGCGGCCAATGCGAGTTCCCTCTCGGTCTGCATCTTGGCCAGGTTTAGTTCGTGGGCTTTGTCCTGACGGTCTTGGAAGAACTCAAGAATCTTAGGCAGACCGCCAGCAAGAAAGGAGACGAGTGTGGTTAGTAATGTAATCATGCGTAACTCAAAATGAGATCAATCATTATGTAAATGCCAATGCCACCTATGGCCAAGATGCTGAGAATGAGAGCACCTGTAAACAAGTCCTCAAGTAACTCTTGACGGCGCATCTTCTGTTCCTGAATGGCCCGAATCCTACGTTCGCGGATAGACCGCCGTATCTCGTAGAACTCTCTTAGACCATCCATGCCGAGGTGGTTTAGACCGCCGTACAAGAACTCGTGGCGAATGTCTGCTTCCATTTCCCTGATCTTTACCTTTGCGGCATAGGCATCAAACGCTTGTTTAGTGTCATCGCCAAACTTCAGCTTGCCAAAGATCGGAACCTTCTTAGGCTCTGAGACTTGCTCAAGAATATCCGCAGCTTGCGCCCATTGGGACAGTTGTCCCATAACATCCTGGACTTCACGGCCAACCTCGACAGCCTTCTTTATGCCGCCCCAGATTGTAGTGATCGCGGCTAAGGCTGTGATTGGATCCATGTTTACTTCTTAAAGACGTGCTCTACCGCACCCCAGACCAAAGCAGATACCGCGACAATCCACAGGATAGGCTTGGCAAGCTGGGCCAACCAGTTCAGCACTTGGAAGGCTCCAGAGGCAGCTTGGAAGGCAGCCACCATCCCTGCGGTGTTCTGGTCTATATGATCGACCTTCTTTTCTACTGCTACCAGTCGGTCGTATATCTGCTTATGGCTGACTTCTTCCATTATGCGCCCTCAGAAAATTCACCTTCAAAAGGTATCCAAGAAGTTGTGGCCTCATCCCAGGAATATTTCTCGCCATCGTCAGGCATAGGAACAGGCGGTTCCCATTGTGCCGTGTCATTGTTCAAAATCCAAGACGCATAAGGTTGCGGAGGGACAAACGCATCTATGTCGGCGTTGTAGGTGTAACCAATACCTGCGTAGTTCTTCCGCTTGTTGCCGTTGTAGCTGGTCTGCTTCCAAGTGCCGCCGAATAGACGCTCGCAGAACGCCGCACCGATATGCTCTTTCTCTACGCCAGCAGCATCGGCTGTGTCTTTGTTGTCTACAACGATGACCTGGGTGACAATCCCGTTCTCAATCTTAGCGAAATGCGCCATCTAGTTCTCCAATCTGTAATCCAGTTAGGCTTACTTCTTCCCCAATACTTCCGACAGGGAAGGTGTTAAACGACAGGCTTATGCGGGTCTGGTTGCCCTGCACCGTTTCGACCATGTGCTCTAGGCTGGAAGGAAACAGAACAAGATCACCTGTGCCGACCTCAAACCACCAAGACTCTGAGTTGTAGATATTCCAGTTCTCAGGTGGGAATTTGATCTGCTGGAACCCCGCACGATAGAAGTAAATCTTATCCGTCTCTCTGTTGGCCTGGGGATAGAACACACCAGAAACAAATGAGTTAGGGTGTGCGTGTTTGTGATGCCATTGCCCTGGCTCTGTGTAGTTACACCAAGACTGCGTGATCTTGAGGTTTACCTTGTGCTTGGGGTTGTGGACAGTCGTAAAGTAATCCGCAACAGATGTCTCAATAAAGTCCCGCAGCTTGGTCAGTTCTTTGTTCCGCAGAATCGTGTTGTCTACAGAGGTCGTGTTGCCCATGTTCGGGCGAGTCTCTTGACCTTTGATAAACGACAGTTCTTTTGCGGTCAGATCACGGTCTAACTTGTATATGCCAACAGGTTGAGGGAAAAGGTTATGCAGCATTGATCGCATCCTCAATCATCTTCTGCTGGCCTGTGATCTCCGAAATCTGTTCTGGTAGCCAGATGGTGTTGATAGAGTCCTCAAACGCTTTGATCTTCTCTATCGTCTCTTGCACTTCTTCCCATGTAGGGCAGGGTCTAGGGTCTTCCCACCGTGTAAACATGGTGTTGCTGATCTCCCACTTAGCCCCAGGGCGAAGCAAGTGCATGGCTGTATCAATGCCTACGAGTCGATAAATTTTAGTCGTCATTGGTTGATCTTTATGATTACGATTCCAGAGCCGCCAGATGCGGCTGAATTAAGCACAAAACCAGGCCCAGGCCCAAGCCCCGCACCGCCACCGCCACCGCCTGTATTTGCTGTGCCATTAACGCCTGGAGTAAGAGGTGAGTTTGTTCCCCCATCTCCACCACCGCCTGCTCCACCTGATCCAGTAATTCCAACGCTTCCAGAACTACCTCCACCACCTCCAGCATAAGTTACAGATGTACCAGAAATTGTTGATGCGGTTCCAGCCCCACCATCTCCTGCGTCACCTGTTGATCCAGTTCCATTTCCACCTACAGCAGAAGCGCCACCACCACCACCACCGCATTGATTAGGTGATGCCGCCCCGTTACCACCATTATTTCCTTGAGATGGTGAGGTGTTGGGGGTATTGCCAGCACCGCCATCACCATTCCCTAAGTCGCTGCGCCCAGAACCGCCACCACCCGAACCACCAGAAGCACCGTCTCTTGATGACCCACCAGATGTAGTTGTTGCGCCTCCACCATACCCGCCTCCAGCGGATGTAATAGCATTAGGAGCATCACCAAAAACAGAGTTGTTCCCACTGGTATTTGATCCACCACCAGCACCTACCGTGACTGTATATTCAGTTCCAGCAGTTACCGATAATCCGGTTCCAGTACGGAAACCACCAGCACCACCACCACCAGCTAAAGTGCTTCCTGACAAAGATGCCCCACCCCCACCGCCACCCGCTACCACAAGGTAGTCAACAGAACTCACCCCTGTCGGGCAAACCCACTTGGTAGAAGACTTAAAGGTAAAGACAGTCTGAGAAGGTACGTTGTACTTTAGGATGACAATGCCAGAGCCGCCTGCTGCACCGTTGTAAATTGTTGCACCGCTTTGACCGCCACCGCCACCGCCACCACCTGTGTTAGCTGTTGCAGCTACACCGTTGCTGGTTTGTGCGCCATCTCCAGCGCCGCCTTTTTGAGAGGTTGTCGAAGTTCCACCACCTAATCCAAAATTAGTATTTGCTGGTGCGCCACTGTAAGCCCCGCCGCCACCTCCACCAGCATAATAAACAGTTGAGCCGCTAATTGTTGATGTTTGAGCCGCACCGCCATTTCCGCAGTTGGGGAATGAAAAAGAAACACCAGTACCTCCAGCACCGCCTCCACCACCAGACCCGTCTTGCGGAGACTTCCCACCATTTCCTCCGTTATTACCTTGAGATGGGTTTGTGGAGGGTGTATTACCTGTTCCACCATTTTGATTGGGGCTACCTAGACCACCTCCCCCGCCAGAACCACCATTTAGCCCTGTACCTGTTGGATTCCCACCACCACCACCGCCTCCATTTGAAGTAATCGTGCTAAAAACGGAGTTATCTCCAGTAGTGCCTCTATCAGAAGTACCACCAGCGCCACCACCGCCTATTGTGATTGTGTATTCAATTCCTGCGGTAACACTTAATCCTGTTCCAGTACGAAATCCACCAGCACCGCCTCCACCTCCTTGCTGACGGCCACCCCCACCCCCACCAGCAACAACCAAATACTCAACCTCTGTCACACCAGTAGGGCAAGTCCAGGTTCCAGATGCGGTAAAGGTTTGAACGACAGTAAAACCACCCTGAAACAAACCCCAACCGTACGCTCGGGCTGTAGCCGCAGCAACAGCAGATAAAATAGGCATAGTTACCTCTTAGGCAAATTTGGTTTGCGAAGCCAACGCCGTAAAAGTAGCATCCGCAGTTTTGATAATTGTAATTGTATACGCATCTACAGACGAAGCATTGCCCGCAGTAGGCGCAGTTCCTCCCTGCCACTTAGGGGATACCGTAGACCCATCTACCTGAAAAGTAGTCTGGTAATACGCCGTAGAACCTTGCGTGGCTAGGAATACAACAGTCGCAGATTCGCCTGTGGATAACAAAGAATTAAGAGTAGTCCCAGAGTTACCGCGAACATTCAACGCCCAGTTGCCAGTCGCGTTTGTCGTGTAGTACAAAACTGATTGGGTCACATAGTCGTAGTTGATCGTGTTGGCCGCAGCAGTAGCAGAAACGGTTGTAGTCTCACGAATACGCTTAAGCAAAGACCCGCCAGAAGGTGTAAACGCACCAGTCACAACCGTAGCACCAGCGAATGTTGCGGGGCCAGTCACACTAGCATTTACGACGTTTGCGGTGGTAATCGCCGCGACGTTTGCGTTGTATGTATCAGCACTTGTCCCACTCTGGAAGTTCTTTAGGTGGGACATAAGCGTGCGGATCGCATCGTTTATCCCAGAGGGAGCACAGCCTTCCGCAATGTCGATACTTTGTATGTCTGTGTTATCGCCAGCGGTTGCTGAGTATTCCGAAATCTTAGTCTTAGGCATTTCTTACTCCAGTCCGAAAAGTGAGCCGTAGCCCATGTTGATAGCTTTCTTTTGCAATTCCCTGCTGATTGGTTCAACTCGCATTACAGAGGCTTTCTTCATAAGTTCCGCAGCAAGTTTTGGGTCTAGCATTGCCTCGACAAGTAACTCTCTGATCTTGTTATCTGTGCCGTTGTAAAGCCAGTTTAATGGTTGTGCAATCTTCTGTAGTGCCGCATTACCTTCGCCAGTAATCTGTCGCCCGATTATCCCACCAACAATATTGGCAGTAGATAGATTCTTAAACGTATCAGACCCAGGAACCTTTGCCGCCCTTTGCAAAACACCCTCATCCAAGTCCTTCCCAACTCTTTCTAGTGTTGCAATTTGAGTCTTAGAAAGTTTGGATTGCGGGTCAGCTTTGATTGCTCGGATTGCTCGAGTAAATGCAGGCTGGGAGATGAGGTAGTCACCAACGCGCCCTGGGTCTGGAGTAGTAGAAAGAACTTTTGTGCGTACATTTTGCGCCGCCTCCAAAGACTCAATCCCTCTGCTCGACCGCGAATACTTTGAAAGGTAATTCGCATACCCAGGGGCAGCAGACTCTATAACCTCATCTACAGAACGGATAACTTGTTCAAGCTGACCTTTAGCAAGACTGTATGCCGCACCTTCTTTATCTAGCAACCCTTGGGCAGCGTCACGCAAGTCTTTGCGAACCTCATACAACTCTTGCGGAGTTGTTGCTCGAGAAATCTGATTCTTAGCCCATTGCATTGTCTTGTCTACAGTCCCACGTTTGCCAGCAGGAGAAGCAAGAATATTGTCTATGGTCTGGTTTACATTTAATGCAATAGCAGACTGGAATGTTTCTGGTTCAACCGTAGCTTTAGCAAAAGCCTGCTCTCGTAATGGAGCAGTAACCTCGTCACGCTTTTTAATCGCAGCCGCAAGTGCAGCCTCATCCTTTGCCATACGGTCTAGGATTGCCATGCGAGCCTGATTCGCTTCACTTGTCTGGGCTAGGAATCGTCCTTGCGTTTCCATACCGCGAATAGGAGTCTCAGCAGAGATCAACCCAACGTCTCTGGTAGCCTGCGCGGTTGTCGGTTGATACCCTGGGACTGCTGGCCTATATCCTTCCGCTGCACGAATAGCTGCCCGAGGATCGGCTGAAAGTTCGCGCAATACTTGGCCAGCAATAACCTGCCGACCAGACTCTGTAAATGGTTTAACTGCCTGCACAACGGTTCGCCCACCAGTTTGGGCAGCAGTTCCTAAACCTCCTGGCGCAATCGTTCCACCTAAAGTAGCAAGACCTAACTGACCAAGTGGGCCTACACCTTCCTCCCTACCAAGACTTGCCGCAGTCGCGCCGCCAGCCGCACCAGTAGCCTGTAAACCTAGTCTTTCAGTAAGAGGTGCAACAGCCTGAGAAGATGGAGCAAGACCTCGAGCAAGAGCAGCAGTACCACCTACACCAGCAAGAGCAGAAGATATATCCTGCACAACTCGTTCTTGTGCAGTCTCTGGTTCTGGGATTCCAGCCCTAGTCATAAGACCTTGGATGCTTTGCGATACAGGAGGAACATTTGCACCTGTAATCATCCGCACCAGTTGGTTTAGCGCATCACCAGCAATCGCGGGAATGGCGGTCACTCCAGTTATTCCTGCCCGAGCAGTCAGACCAAGTTGACGTTTTAACTCCTCGCCCATTCCAACATCTGTGGATGGTGCTTCACGCGGAATCTGTAATTCTCGCTCTGTAGTAGCAGACAGGAACGAAACAATCTCTGCGGGAGAGTAGCCTTCTTTTATCGCTTCTGATACTTGGTTGTTTGTGCCAGAGAGATATCCAATGATCTCGTCATCAGAATACCCTTCTTGCTTTGCCTGACGAATCTGCTCTTTAAGGTTGGCCATTTCCACTCTTTCCAAAGATTGAACCTAACGGTTTGCGGCCAGCCGCAGGAGTTGGTGCAGGAGTTGGAGCGGCTTCTAGTTTCAAGTCTCCAAACGGGTTAGATATGACCTTGTTTACATCGTACCCGCGTTGCTGACTAATGTATTGGTACTGAGGCAACACTTGGCTTTCAAACATTTGCTTCTGACTACGCGCAAGATTTTTCGCTTGGTTTAAGAAATCTGCTCGTTGTGCAGGTGCAAGTTTTTGCCCTGTCATTGCCGCATTGTATTGCGCTCGAACACGGTCTGGAACCCCAGCAGCGTTTTGTGCGGTAGCAAACTCACCCTCTCGAACCACCGAACCAGGATCAAGAATCTTCATAAATGCAAACACAAGAGACACATCGCCAGCGGCAGACGGAACCTTTGTAGCTTCTTCAATCTTTCGGTAAGCCTGGGAGATTTCAATATAAGGTTTTGCCTGACCCAAAAACTCTTTGCGGACTGCATCTTCGCCGCTAGATACGTCTTGTTGGTCTTTATCTTTCGGAATAATTTTTACAGTTTGCAATGATTTAGGGTCAATAAACGCAATGCTATTTCCTAAGTCTTGCCGAATGTACTCTGTAGGTTTTGTTTCTGGTTCCAATTGGAACACTAACTCATCTCCGCGAACCAAATATTCGCCAGGCTTCATAACCCGCGCTTCTGGCTCGATTGCTTTTGCCGCTTGTGCAAGCTGAGAAGCCGCGCCTACATCACCAGTCTGTTGCAATACTTGTGGAATCGCAGCACGCAAGTCTGGATTTTTCATAACTGTTTGCCGAATTTGTTCGCGTTGCAATTCGGCTTGCTCCTCCTGCTTACGTTTCCGCTGTAACTCCTGCATCTGCTGACCCGCAATGATCTGCCTTAGAGTCTGGTCTATACCGCCCTGGTAGGCTTGCATCCCTACAGGCAATGCCTGACCAATGATCTGACCTAAACGCGGTTTTGGTTGCCCAGGAGCACCGACAGAAGCCTGAGAAAGTGCTGCCCCCAGCGAAAGCAACCCTTGTATACGAGCTTGTTGCTGCGCCTGTTTCTGTTGTTCTGGGGTGAGGTAGCCTAGTAATCCATCCATTTTTTTATCCTAGTAACGATAAAACATTTGGCAAAAGTGTCGGTTGATAAATCTGCCGCAATTGTGCGGGTGCGGCATAACCAGCCACATTAGGAGTTCCTGCCTGCAATTGTAGTAAGGAAAGCAGTCCAGAGTAGTCCACGCCTTTGCCTGCCGCAGCGTTTTGTGGGAGTCCTTGTTGTTGTGGAACAAGAGGATTCTGCCCAGCACCTAACAGACCACGAAGGCGGTTTAAGTTTCTTAGTGTGTCGGTAACAGATGGGCCAGCCGCAACACCAGGAGCCGCAAGGTAATCTGTGCTGAATACCGTGTTTCCCAAAACATTTGGGTCATTTATAAACGACGCTGGATCGCCAAGAACAGGAGTAGCACCTGTCGGAACGAAACCTAGTTGCGTTACTGTGCCGCCAGGAACGCCAACGGTAAGCCCAGTACCACCACCCATAGCCGACAGACCTGGGGTAGTAGGAACTTGCAAACCTTGTCCAGCAACCGCAGTTCCTTCTGGCAACAAAGCAACTTCGGCAGAATTTATTGGTGGGACATTTAAGCCTTGACCGGTAAATGTAGCGCCATCCAACAATCCCGCGCCAGTTGCAGCAGTACCAGCGCCAACCGTAGCCCCAACAGTAGGAGCAAAAACAAACCCAGCAGGAGCAACTACGCCAGCAGTTCCAGCACCACCGACAGTTGCAGCCGTAGTAGCACCAGAACCGATAGTTAATCCAGTACCGCCTGCTGTACCAGCCATTGCCGCAGTAGTTCCACCTGCACCTACAGTTAAACCTGTTCCAGCGGCAGTACCAGCGGCAGCAGTTCCACCAGCAGCGGCAGTACCTCCAGCAGCAGTTCCACCAGCAGCGGCTGTGCCTCCAGCGGCCCCTGCTCCAGCAGCAGGAGCAGCCCCTAACGCAAGCCCAGCAGTACCAGCAACAATAAGGGCTATACCAACCTTGCCGAGAGTGGTGTCATACCACTTTTCTCCTGGGACATAGAACATCCCTTGAGGGGTTTCTCCAGCAGCAGTAACCCACGCACTAGCGTTTGGCTTGCCACCAGCAGAGACGCTGTAAAACTTCTCGCCAGATTGGTTTACAGATGACCCTGTAATGCCACCGTAAATAAACCCGTCTTTTGACTGGCCAATCTCGTACTCGCTAACTGGGTCTATGTAAGTTGCGTATACATCTTTTGGTATCAGATACCCTTTGGTGTCTTTGTAAATACCTTTTTCGTAGTCTTTTAAGAAGTCTTTCCGACCGCTTAAGTCCGCAAGTTCCTGCGTTGTGTATAACCTAGAATTTGCGAGTTGTGCATCGAACTCTGTCTTTAGGACGTTTGGTGAGTAAATCTGACGGTCGTTTACCTGTACGCCTTTTTGGATATATGACTCAGGTACAAAGTAAAACGGTTGATTGTTTACGTTAAAGCTGTACCCTGGCGCAAAGTTGTCTATCGTTTTGAATTGAGTGCGTGGATTCTGCTCTGGAACATACTGGATGTTCTGAGAACCCAGCCAGGGAAATAGGGCTTTAAGATCGTCGTTCATGTTTTACGAGAGCAAACCTTGTATTCCAGAAATGACACCAATTCCCGTTGCTATGTCACCAAGAACCTGACCTGCTCTGTTTACAGGAATCTGTGGAGTTGGAGCATACTGAGAACTAGCCATCGGGGTTCCGTATACGCTAGACAAGAACGCACTAAGGCTTTCCCTTGGGGCTTGCTGTGCGAACTGGAACCGCGCCATCTGCTCTTGCAACGGAAGCCCAGCAATAGCCTCTCGAGCCGCACCGATCTGCGCCAACTGCTGACTCGGCAGGAACTGTTGCCCGTAAATCTGCGGAGCAAATTGCGCCGCATTTATCTGCTGAGTAATCGCCTGCTGTTGCCGATTGCGTTCTGCTTCGTACCCAGAGTAAGCAATGTTGGATGCAACGTCACCTATAGCCCTTCCTGTGGCTTCTGCTGCACGCCCTTGCGCCCTTTCCATCGCACCAGAACCGTACCGACCAGCACGCGAGAATCCGCTTGCAATACCAGGCATAGTCTGTTCCTCGTACTGCTGCATGATCGGACGGGTAGCCGCCTCTATCGCCATTTGTTGATAGGGATTGCCCATCAGGAAGGAACCCTGTGCGGTAGATGCCAAACCTCCCAGACCTCGCATATAGGACTCTTGTGCGGCTTGTAGAGAAGATGGTGCTGCTCGAGCGATCTGCTCCTGTGCCGCAAGTGCGTCTAGTGTCTGCTGGCTCGGAGACACATAAGTCTGGCCAGGGAAGAACTGCGGTTGTGTCTGTAGAAACTGCTGTTCCGCAGCACGCAAACCTAACTCGAGGTATGGCCGAAGGGTGGGGTCTATAGCAGAAGTTCCACCGCCTCCAGCAGAACGCAACTCGGGTAAATTCGCGGGGTTTAGTGTTGTGGCCATAGGTGTTCCAGTAGTTATTGGTGTTGGTTGCGCTGCAATTCCAACTGGTATCCCAGCAGACAAAAATGTTGAACTAGGAACAGCAGTTTGGGGTGCTGTAGTTTGCGCTTGTGGAGTTGCAACTTGTTGCGGAACTTGCGACGCAATTGGCTGCGCTACAGGAGCAGCTACAGGCGTAGTTACCGGAGTAGCAACTGGTTGGGTTACAGGTGTTGCAGGTGTAACGGGTTGCGTTACGGCTGTAGCTGGCTGCGTAACGGGCTGGGTTACAGAGGTTACAGGTGTAGCGGGTTGCGCTACAGCAGGAGTGACCGGCTGATTTGCCTGCGGCGTTACGGGCGGGGCTAATGGCGCAACCGTAGCAGGAGCCTCTGGAGCAGCAATTAAGCCTTGCACTTGCGGCCTAGATAATGACCCTTGCAACGTTTGTTGGTAAACGTTTTGAGCCTGCTGATAGGCTTCAGGCGCAAACGAAAACTGTGGGCCAGTCAAAAAGCTGGTTTCTGCTCTTAACGCACCTTGTATCGCACGAGCCTTTTCTGGAGTTAGCTCACCAGTTTGCTCAAGCCGAGCAAGCTCAGAATTTACCTCGTTTTGCCTATTGGATATGTAACTGTTAAGTTGGCTTACCGCTTGCCTTGCGTTTTGGTTTGCAGCATCTTGGATGCCGCCAACGTTTTGAGCGTATTGTGCCTCTAAAGCATCAAGCTGACCAAGGATAGGACGAACGATAAAGTTCTCAGCCTGCGGGAGAGCAGTGTTGTACAACTCGCCTCTAATTGCCTGCTCTAACTGCGGAAGATCTTGGGCAAGAGGTACATACACATCTTTAAGCTGATTTCTCGCAATAAATGTCAACGCTTCTCTGCGGATCTGATCCTGGCTTACCGTTCCTGGTTGATACTGCTGCGCAACAGTGTGTGTGTACGCATTGATTAACGTATCAGCATAAGACCGAGCCTGTTGTTGGGCCTGTTGGTTTGCAGCCGCAACCTGTTGCTCTAGCGCACTACGCTGCGAGGAAAACTGCTGCTCTGCTTGATTGATCGACGGAAGAGCAAACTGCCTAAATGCCGCTTGATTGATTACTGCTTCTGGGGAGGCTTGGCGTTCTGCTTGCCGCAAAACCATTTCCCTAACAAAGTTGGTATTCCTAAACAAATCATTAAATTGCTCTTGAGATATGCTCTCTGGGTTCTGAACTCCAGCAACCGTCAACAAGGATTTAAGTTCTCTGGTTGTGTAGTCACGCAAAAACGCTGGATCAAATCCCGCAAACACGTCACGTTGCAACCCAGACCCTTGCGCCTCTTGCAATAGTGCGTTTTTAACCTCTACGCCGATGTTGTCTTGAGCAGAAAACTCTCGACCAAGTTCTTCTTTGCTGATCTTAAACGATGGGTCTAGTCCTAAAAATTGGTTTACACGCGCAGGATTTTGTTCGTACAACCTGTATAGATCGTCAAGTTTGTACCCGCGAAATGGATCGCTAAAAGGTGTGGCCATAAAGTTATCCTACCAAAATGTAAGCGTATGTCTTGTTTGCCGTGTCGTTGCTAAAGTGCGAGATCACCGCCTCACCTTTAGACTGAGAAGATACATAAATGTTACTGTAAGCGTATGGTGCAACATAATTGATACTTACTAGGGCCGCAGGAGTAGCAGGCTTTGGAACAGTCCCATCTGCCGCAAAATGCTCTAGCGTCACTCCTACATCAGAAACCGATCCAGCCACCTCTACATAGTCATTCGCAACCAGATCAACCAAATGGTTAGATACCGCAACAACGTGACTAGGCTCAGATGCACTTTTTCTTGCGACTAAGTAATATCGTCTTGCGGTGTCAGCTATGTTAGAACCATTCTTCCGCAACCAAACATCCGCGTACTGACCGTCGTTCGTAGAGTTAGTCAGTTGTAGGTTGTACTGCACATTGTAAGTACCAGCGTTTCTGACATTTATCCGCGTGGTGTTAGATAGGTAAACGCCACTCGCGTCTCCTGTCGTGTCCCACTCTACTAACGCACTCGTTCCGGTACTAGGGGCAGTCTGGTCTGTAGTATTCAAGAACTCGCCATACGGAGCCGTGTCCGTTTCCGCAGCATCCGAGAACGGAATCAGGACAATCTTTGTATCCACAGAGATACGTTCGTCGTACAGGGTCGTGCTTGTAACATTCCCTGTGTTTAGCGTAATCAAGCCAGTATTGTTGGTCTTGCCATCCAATACCAGGTTGAGAATCTCCGCTACTGCTCGAGGATCGCCACCGAACGGAGGCAGTCTGCGAAACTGCATTACCGCATCCCCGCAGGTTGAACCTCTGCCTCTACACCGATCGCGGTTGTCCAGTTACCACTAGGCTCTACCCGAATCCTGTGGTACTTGCCTAAAGACCTAAACCCCGCACGATTCTCCGCGTCTGCTGCGCTAGAGTTTCCAAACGCTACAGCTTGGGCAAGATTCATACGGGATGCAATAGACATACTTGCCGATCCTGCGTCTATGATTGGCTTTACAAGAGTAACCATACTCATTGTGCCATCGCTTTGCACATCAGCGGTAGCAATCCTTGCGGGTTTGTTTGCGCCCACAAAGTTGATAATCTTTGCGCCGCGCACACCAGAAAGAAGCAGTTTCCCACCCAGCCATTGCCTGGAGTCCAAACTTGCAGGCAGAGCGTCTATAGAGGTGGAGAAGTTATCTAGGGCTTCCAAAGTCGTACCAGGCGTAAACACGTCGGATATACGCGCCGCATCTGTCTCTACATAACTCCAACGTTTAGTAGGAGTGTGATAGACCAAAAGCTGATAACCCTCGTCTGTAGGATAACCCCAGATGACTAGGCTTCGGAATGGATCGACCGCAGTAGACATCTGCGAGATGATCTCCTCCCGCACGTTTTCCCAGAAGAATCGGTTTACCTTCTCCGCGCCAATCGGCTCTACATTCTGGCCATCGCACGCATAGAAACCATCGTCTGCTAGGAAGTAAGTCACACCCTTCCACTGAGCCACAGAATTAGACTCATAACACCCTAGATTCCTAGAGATGTTGTCAAACTGAAATATCAGAGGAGTCCCAACATAGGACATCCGCACGATAGAACGCTCGAGCAGAACTAAACCAAACTCGCCACCAGTCAGACCGCGAATCTGGCCACCGTCAGGCAACCGTTGGAAGTCCGATTGTGTTACCGCGCTAGATGCCCACGTCGTAGGATTGTTGATGCCAGACCACCGGACCTCGTCCGTCGCAGATGTTGTATTTCCTACAACAACAAAGTCCCGCACCACCGTAATCAGCTTTGCGGTAGGAGCACTCGCGTCTAGGTCTTGGAAGTCTCCAGTAGTGGTTAGGTCGTAATACTGAAGTTTGTCTTTATTATTGCTGGCGATAAAGTAGTCACCGAACCGCACAAACCTCCAACGATCTGTAGAGGTGTAAGTCGTGCCAGATACATCGTTTAGGTTGTTGTTGGCAGAATCAAACAGCCACAGTTTTGTAGCACTACCAGCAAACAGACGAACCACGCCATTGTTGTCTTTGTCCGCAGCGACGCTGTTCAAATCCTCTGTAGCCGCATTAGAGTAGTCCTCCTCCTCTGGGAAGGGGCCATACCCGTAAGCCTTGGGATACACGTTTAGTGCGTTCGTAAGCGCACCTACAACCCCAGGCTGGTCAGGTAGCCACTCTGTAAAGTCTATGCGCGTATTTGCCATGTACTAGATTCCGCAGTCCGTTCTGTCCAGGTGTTTGACTCTGGACTCAACTCCGTCCAAGTGTTTATCTCGTCGGTCACAATCGACCATTCCTCACCGAATTTATACGGTGTTGCCGTACAGGTCATTGTGCCTTGTATGCTTGCCCGTATCACAGGCGTATTTGTTACAAGCACAAACAACTCACCAGAACCCGCAAACTCTGGGCTTATGCTGAAGTCTACATTCGTGTCCGCAGATACCGAACCAGTTCCAGTTATCTCCGCGATAACAGTTCTAAACCTGTTTGCACTCGAGACTAGAAAGCCAGAAGCGGTGATGTTCGCAGAAGCCTCCACAGGGAAGCTCAACATCACATACAACTCGCCAGAACCACTTATCGCACCCGCAGCGTCTCGTATCCTTACCGCACCAGATACAAGGCTTCCTGTGCCGCTTATGCTGCCAGAGACATCATAAGTAATGTTTATGGTGCTAGAGAGCGATCCAACCCCGCTAAACGCCGCAGTCTGGTTCCTCTGCCTGATACCACCAGCATCCAGCGATCCAGTGCCAGAGATAGCACCTTGGGCTGTCCTCTGGCGTGCCGCAGATGTTACTAACTGCCCCGAAGCGGTGATAAACCCTTGGCCATCCCTTGTACGGTTTACACCCGCAACAAGAGTTCCAGCACCTGTTATAAACGCCACCCCGTCTCTAGTACGGTTGGCAGAGGATATAAGGGTTCCTACACCGCTAATTACACCTTGTGCATCCCTAACCCGCAGCGCACCGACAACAAGACTTCCTGTGCCGGTAATAAACGCTTCACCCTCGTAAGTCTCGCCAGTCTGTAGTGTGACTGTGAGGGTTCCAGTACCCGTTATCGAGTCTCTGGTTAGCTTTATGCACGCGGTATTCCAAATCTCGGAATCCAGACTAATCTGGATCGCGTCGAGATTGGTGTTGAACTGATCTAACTGCTCAAGCGAAAACGGCCCGCAAATGCCCTCATCAGTCCAGTTGTTATCTAGGCTGAAAGGGAGAGAGTCTAATGACCCAAACTGGTCAAGACCCTCTAGGCCGATTGTGTTGGGCATTAGTCAAGGCTTGCAGTCAGATTGCCAGTGGAAATCTTCAGAATATCGCCAGACTCAATCGCACGCGAAGTCGTAAGAGGAGTGTGCATAAGCAGATTGCCAGATGACAACGCATCCAACAGACCGATATGCGACACAGTTCCCCACGATGCCGTGGCTTGGGGAAAGGTCACATCCGCAGAAGACGTAACGATTCCATCAGTCGCGGTGGTCACAGAAAGAATCTGACGGGCATAAGAGCCACCAGAAACCTCTGTGCCCGTTCCTGCGTCTGTCGGGTCAGCAGTAAACAGACCGACATATACAGTCGTGGGGGAAGTGTAAGAAACATTGCGGAGAACGTGGTCAAGCAGCTTATTCTCCAGGTAATTACTAAGTTCGGCCATTTTTTACCTCACCGTTTGGTTACAGACATTGACAAAGGAACCCCCGCATACTCGCTTGAGTTGTCAGACTCAGCCAGGGAAGTAATCGCACTAGAGTAAAGCTGCGTCCAAGTTGCTAACCGCGCATCATTCATCAGATACGGCTCGGCCTCAAGTAAAGCACCGTACAACAGCGCATCAGGACAGTTAGCCATAAACACATTACTCGGATTCGTGTCGCTTAGTGCCGTGGGCTTGGAGTAGTAAAGAAGAACCACGACATATGCCGTATCAGGCTGCGGGGCTAACTCAAACTCTAAACCGCGCTGTGTGTAGAAAACGGGCTTACCAGACTCATGCGGCCTCGCATCTCTGGTAAACGCACTAGGGGAAAGGTACGACAGGGGCTGTCTGGGACTCACATCTACATAAAAGTCCCGCACACTCAGGAAATCACTAGGTAGCCCTACTGTTCCGTCTCCAGCAGTTGTGGTGCTCGAGACTACTTTGAGCATCTGGCGCAAGCGTAATTGCCGCGCAAGACGAATCTCAGCAAGAGATATAAAGGTCGGAATCTGTGCGGTTAGGTCACTTCTTCCGAGGTAGTTTGCGACCGTTGTTTTGAGGTCGCTGTAGTTGCTTAGACTCATCTTTGAAGTCTGCCCATGAATAAGTGTATTGGCCTATATGCCCGATCTCTTGCGACAGA